ATTTGGAATGTTTGTGGCTAGTAAAGGCGGTAGATTGGTTGAAATTAAAAAGGAGGGTAAAAAATAAATGGAAAATTATATCGTAAATATTGGTTTTAAAGTAGAAAAGCATTGTTGCAATTGTCCACTTAAAGAAACAGAGGATTCGTGTGCGTTGCAAGTATGTAAAAATTTTAATTCATGGGAAGAACAAATGAGAGAATGTCCGCTGATAAACGCAAAACAAAATGTATTGTTAAAAAAATAATTTTTCTAAAAGGAAAACAATATATACTAAAAGAAAAAATAGGTGATATAATGATTATACCGCAAGTACAAAAAAAGAAAAATACCAGATGTGGTTATCTGGTAAATTGAAGACTATTCCATATATTTAGTTAGTTGCATACTTAATCTTATAATTATAGTATACACTAATTTCAATAAAAAATACATGGGAATGTCTTCTAAAATAAATTTATTTAGGAGGATTCACAATGGAACATGCTTTTAATATTGAACTTGCTCAAAAATATGGTGTTGATGAAGCAATAGTAATTAAAAATTTGCATTTTTGGATAATTAAAAATAAGGCAAATAGAACACATTTTTATGATGGTTTTTATTGGACTTATAACAGTACGAGAGCGTTTACTGAATTATTTCCATATTGGAGTGAAAGACAAATTGACAGAGTTTTGAAATCACTTAAAGATAAAGGGGCCATTTTAATAGGAAATTACAATAAAGTTGGGTATGATAGAACTCGTTGGTTTACCTTAACAATGGCAGTAACAGACATTATACCATATGGTGGAATGGATTCCACCGAACAGTGTAATGGATTTAACCGAAAGGTTGTACCTATACCAGATATAAACACTGATATAAACACAGATAAAATATGGAGCCTTTACCCAAATAAAAAAGGAAAGGCCTCGGCTATGAAATCTATACCTAAATTATTAAAAAGTATAGGCTATGAAACTTTAGAAAAATGTATTGAAAAGTTTATTAGAGAAAATAAGAAAACTGATATTAAATATATTCCATATGGTAGTACTTTTTTTAATGGTGGATATATGGATTATTTAGAAAATTCAAAAGAAATCATAACTAAGCCTAAAGTTCATGTAACGGAGGTGGCTTATTGTGAATGAAATTGAAAAGATAGAGGAAATAAAACAAAAGTATGGCCAACAATCTGAAATCATAATAGCAAATGGATTAAATTTAATAAGTAAAGGTAAAAACTATAGATGTCCTAATACTGCAGCACATAGTCATGGTGATAAAGACCCTAGCATGAGTTGGGATAGAAAAGCATTACAGTATCATTGCTTTGGTTGTGGAATGAATATAGACCTATATGGCTATTACCGGGAACATTTAAACTATTCACATCAAGAAGTAATAAGTGAATTATTAGGGGCCCAAGATTATAAAACAACCTCTATGCAAATTAATCGTGATACATTTACGGATAATATAAAAAAGATAACTTCTATAACTAAAGAGTGCATTGAGTATATAGGCAAAAGAGGTATAACTGCAGCAACTATAAGTGAATTTAATTTAAAATCATATAGTGGAATAATAGCATTTCCATATATGAAGCATGAAACTGTTATAGGTTATAAGACTAGAAAACCTATGAAAGTTACCACTAAGCCTAAAATGAATAGTATAACTGGAAGTAAACCGTATTTATTTAATTCACAAAATATAGAAGCAGGGTCGGAACTTATTATATGTGAGGGCGAATTTGATTGCATGGTTATAAGTCAATGTGGTTTTAAAAATGTAGTTTCTGTAGGTGCCGGGGCCGGATCACTAAATGTATTAATTGAACAATCAAAAGATTATTTAAATAGTTTTGAAAGTTTAATAATAGTTAGCGATAATGATGTGGCCGGGACTACAATGGATAAATTATTTGTAGAAGCCTTTGGAGAAAAGGCAAAACTCATAGATAAAAAAATATATACTCATAATGATATTAACGAGGAATTTATATTTTTTAAAGAAAAAAAGATAATACAGATAATTGAAAGCGGCCGATTTAAAATCGAGGGCCGGAGGGATTTAGATAAAACACCATATAAGGGCCTAGAAGCAAAAACAGGCAGATATATACCAACAGGAATTAATAGTGTAGATGATGCAATTAACGAACTGGCCCCAGGGTGTGTAACTTTAATAGCCGGGAGAAGCAACGGAGGTAAAACAACATTTACAAAACAAATAATGGCCAACGCAATAGATAAAAACAATAAAGTATATCTTATGAGTGGCGAGGGTGATCCGGAAAAATTAATAAATGAATTATATCAATGTGTTATAGGCCGAGATACCACCGCATACAACGTTATTAAAATAAATAGGAAGTATCATAAGGAGCCTAAAAAGGAAGTCTTACAGGCCATACAAGAGTGGCACAAAGGCAAATTCACTTTATTTAATAAAGGTGAATCTAAATTAAAAACTATAGACCAACTATTTAAAATGGTTGAAACAGAAATAAAATTCAATAAATTTAATCTAGTAGTAATAGATAATCTTATGAGCATATTATCGGTTCAAGCTGCAGACAAATTAGAAGCACAGGCCGATTTTGTTCAGAGGTGCCACGATTTAGCACAGGCCTATAATACACATATTATATTAGTAATACATCCTAATAAAACACTTAAAAAGGGTGACGATATGGATTTTGAGCAAATATCCGGATCTGCAGACATAGCAAATAAGGCCGACAATATAATTTCTGTTAGAAAAGAATATGACGAGGAAATTAAGGCCGAGGGAATTCATGGGAGAATATCAGTATTGAAAAATAGATATTATTCAGAAAATCCAATATGTGATATACACTTTGAAGTTGAAACGGGCCTATTATTAGAAATTAACAAAGCTACTGGAAACGCAGAGGCCTACAACTTTGGATGGAGAAAATATCTTGATGCTAAAAGAAATTCAACTTTAAATCCTGCTTATGTAAATGAAGTCACAGAAATAGACGAACCGTTACCGTTTTAGGAGGGTGAAGCTATGAGTATTAAAGAATTTCAAACTAGCCATAAAGACTTTTGCAACCGCTACAATAAGAATTTAGATTTATATTATAGATGTTCAGACTATGTTGAGGAAATAAATAGGACTCCTGGAGAAATAGAAAAGTATTGTAAAATCTTAAATGTGTATGCAAAAACAATGTCAGAAATGTTGTTAGAGTATAAAAAGTTAGAGGGTAAAGAACTCTCTAACAGGCTCACACTTGGAGGATTTATATTATATGAATAAATTATTAAAGGAAAGCAGATATATTATAGTAGAATGTTTATTAGTTGAAGATAATGAAAATCAAAAGGCTAGACTTAATAGATTATTAGACTTATATAATATGATGCAAGAAAAGGAATTAATTAAAAATGGTGAAATAATCTATATTTAGGAGTTTAACGGAAAGAAAAATATAAGGGGGTTCATATATGGAATTATTGAGTTCGTTGTGGGTAATATTTTGTATAGGTATGATTGTAAAGTCAATATATAGTGATTGGAAATTTAACAAAAAGAATATTTAAGGGGGTTAATTGTGAGCATAGAACAATTAAATATATATGGGAAATCAAAATTAGAAGTAGCTATAGAAAGATATCAAGCATTTGAACCAACAGAAGGGTATTATTTAGCTTTTAGTGGTGGTAAAGATAGCGTTGTAATAAAGGCACTGGCAGATATGGCAAAGATAAAATATGATGCTCATTATAATATAACGGGAATAGACCCACCGGAGTTAGTTTATTTTATAAGAGAACAATATCCAGAAGTTGAAAGGCATCAACATAAAAAATCAATATTTAAACTTATGGATGAAGCAACAATGCCACCAACACGAATGGCTAGGTATTGTTGCAAGGAATTAAAGGAACATGGTGGGGATGGAAGATTTGTTATAACGGGAGTTAGATGGGCAGAGAGTGCAAGGAGAAAAAGCAATAGAAATATGGTTGAGGTTGATAGGCAAGGTAGTAAAAGCAAGAAGTCCATTGAATATAGAGAAAAGTTTAATCTGCTTAATGATAATGATGAAAAAAGAATGATGATTGAAAATTGCACCATTAGGGGTAAACACATTTTAAATCCTATAATTGATTGGTCAGATGAGGAGGTGTGGGAGTTTATATACAAATTTAATATACCTTATTGCAAACTTTATGATGAAGGATTTGAGAGAGTTGGGTGTATAGGTTGCCCCATGTCACAT